CTAACTGGTCCATTTGCTGTTGTAATTGTTGTACTGCTTGTGGGTTTTGTTGTGCCTGTTGCATTGCTTGTTGTAGCTGCTCAAACTGTGGTCCATACTTTTGCTGCATTTGTTCACTAGCCATCAACGATATATGCTCTGATACGTGTGCCTGCAGCATTGCATATAACTGCGGGTTAATTTGTACCATTCTTGTAAACATAAATTCTGCATGGGCAGATATATGTGCTGTGTGATCTTGCATAGGAAATGGTTTTGGTTCTTTGCCACGCATTGCACCAGCATTTTCCATTGCAGGTGACATAGGTTGTGGATTACCTGGGTCAGGCAATAATAATGTTTCTACATTATCGACACCCATTGCTGCGTACATTCTTCTGTATGCTTCACGTAAATTGTGTAGTTGTGGTGCTGCATTAGCAAGTTGTAATTGTTGTTGCGCCAATGTAACACGTTGTGCCATAGAAAATATATTAGGATCTGATACGGGTAGTATGTCTACTCTATCATCAAAGTCTTGTTGCTTAATCATTTGGTTTCCACCAACAACCATGTAAGGATATTGTGGTGGCAAATAAATAGAAAATACTTTTGCTAATAGTTTAAATTCTATTTTTTGTGCATAGTGTAATCTTTTGTGTATGGCACTCATAACTTTTGTGCCACGCTCTATTAATGCTAATGTTGTGCCTACAGGATTTTGTTCATTGCCTTCACCCATCTTCATGTCTGCTATGGCAGCAAATGATTTACCTGCATCAACAGCAAAACCTAATAGCTGAAATAATACAGCTGATGGTTCTTTGTACGGCAACATCATCAATGATTCTTTTATTGATTGTCCTGTTACATCAACATCTCTAAACTCACCCGGTTGTAAAGGTTCATCATGGTCGCGTATACGCATGCCACGTGCCTTAAAACCTGCTGGTAAGTTAGCAAGGGTACCTGCATCAATTAATTGTCGCAAAGCACTTGTTGCAGTTCTTGATAACCCACCGAGCATGTGGATAAGACCAAATCCATAAAAGCCTAATCCAGGGAGGAACTTGTAATGTACAAAATAATGGTTCTTCATAAAGTTTGGATCACCTTCTTTGTAATTTCTTTTTATCGACAATATCTCTTGTGAGTATTGGTCAATAGAAACTATGTAAGGTAATTTAACTCCAGACGTATCTTCAAATCCTGGCACGTCTGCATTTATGTGCATTTCCAATATTGTATGTTCTTCATCGCTAGAGCCATAACTTTTTTCTGCTCCGTCTAATTCGTCTACTTTGTCAGCAACGTCATCAGAATCAACTTGCCCAGTTGGTAATTCTATGTCACGGTAAAAACCTTGTAATTGTTGTTTACGTATATCGTTGCCACTTGTTTTTATAATGTGTGTAATTCTGTCAGCTGACTCTAAATCAGTTGCCATGTAATTTATAACAAGATCTTCTCCTGCAACAAATTTTGCACAGGCACGTTTCATTAACCCATCATAATAAACTTTTTTAAATGCAGAACCACACAACGGTAGATAAAATAATAACTGGTCCATATCCGGATCGTATTCTTGCATCACCTCTGTTATTTGGTAATTCATAAATTCTTGCACACGCTGTGCTTGTTCGTTTGTTTCAGGTGTTTCTAAACCTACAACTTGAGTTCGTACGGGGCCGCTTGGGGGGAGAAGTTCCTTATACGCTTGGGCTTGAAACTGTGTAACAGATTCAGCGAGTAAGGGATGTACGACCCCGGACGCTCCTTCGAATGGCTGTGTGCGGTCTTCATATTTGAAGCCTAGCATATCAAGGCCTTTGATATAGGTATCTTCCCAATCTTTCCTTGAGTCACGATCCGATTCGAATTCAGCTAGTAGATCACTTGCAAATCTACCTAATTCATTATCTTCTATATATTCTGCTAAGTTAGCATCATGTGGTATTTGTGATGTGTCTATTGGTGCGTTTGGATCTAAATTAATTTCTGCACTACCATCTTCTAGTAGTTCTACATCAGATTCAAAGTCAACACCTTTTTCAGGGTTAACTTCTATTTCCTCACCAGTAGGTTCTATTTCTAATGCACCTGTGAGTGCTTCTAATGCTTTATCTATGTTGTTTTTATTATTATCAGCCATTTACAGCTATTCCCCCTCTTTTGTATGCGCCCAATCCTTTAGAAATTCTTTCTATTGCTTGTGGATTATCCTTTATCAGCAACATTGGAATTTCATAAGCCCTATTGTCTTCATCAACTATAACAGATTTCATAAATTTTGCACCACTTTTTTTAGACACTTTTTTCATTGCCCCTTCTGCTATTGGACCATAAGCAGTTATATTACCTATGTAATCTCTGCTGCCCTGTGAGATATTTCTATTTTTTATTGCCGGTGTTGATATGGATATGCCATCATACCCACCTTCTTGCGCTGTTTTAAGTGCATACTTCATAACAAACTCGTTATAATCTTCTGTTTTAGAGTACGGTCCTTGAGGTACACCACTATTATCACCAGAACCAGCTGCTGCTCGTTTTTCAGCAATAATATTTCTTATCTTTGCACGCTCTCTATTTAATCTTGCTAGCCGCACTTGTGTTTGTTTTGTTTGCGGCATTGATAATAAATCTTCTATCTTGGATTGTATTAACATCATTTGTTGTTCGTTTGCATTATCTGTTTCTCTTACCAAATCACCACGATCTGCATACTTAGAACGTTGCACATCATCTTTATAAGCTCTTGTTTCTGATAACGGTTCTCCTCTTGCTGCTTTATCTGCTTGATATTTTTTTACTCTTCTGCCTGCAGCATTTATTGGTTGGTGCATGTCAGATTGTATTTCTTCTATGTGCAATATTCTTCTACCAAATTCATCTGTTCTATCAGATGTACGCATGTGTACAAAACCATTTGCACGTTGCGAAGTATTTAACCCAAAGTCATGCGCGTAGGTGTATGTTGGTTCTGTATTACGCAGTGATCCAGGTTTGTGCTTGTACTTAAATAAAAACTCACGGTAGTTTGATCCACCACCCATCGTTTGTTGCCCACGGTAACTAGCTTCTTTTGCGTACTCTTTAAATCCTCCAAGTCTTACACCAGTTGTCGATGCAATTTCTTGTAGTGGTTGTTTTAATTCATACGGAAACTTTTGTGGAAATCCTTCTGTAATAGAATTAGCAACACCAAAGTTTTTTTGCACTAGATCTTCTATGGTTGCAATTTCTTTTAATATCACATCTTTGTTATTATTATTTACTGCTTCTTCTAGTGAAGGTATTCTCATTTTTAAACCGCTTAAAACATTTTTTAGTGGTCCAGGTCTGTATGCTTGTAAATCTGTTTTTCTGTAAAGTTTAGTAAGTGCTTTTGATTCTTTTACACCAGGTGAACCTAATGATATTACATCTATTTCAGGTGCAAGTTTTGTATCAAACTCTTCTATTATCTGTGCTTTTGATAATGTTTTACTTCCGTTTCTAGATAAGTGTGTCGATAACTGTGTATCATTTAATTCCATGTCCTTAATAGGATTGTGTTTTGCAAATGGTCGTTTTAGATATGCTAGCCATTCTGATCCTTTTGCAGACTCCATTGGTGCGTCTATAAGTTTCTCACGTGATGACCAAAACATTGCGCCAGCTGTGTCATCGCCAGGCATTTTAGCATTTTTTGAATAACTTGTACCTATGGTATACATATCAGCTGAACCACCAGCTCGTGCATCATCTCTTAGAAAATTTCTAGCTGCTTTTTCTGTATCAAAATCTTTTATTGGTAGACCAGCTTCATCAAAAACTGTGTACGGTCTATCCGGGCGCATAGGTCCTTGCGTCTTAGGCCCTGTTAATTTAGGAGAGTATTCTCTTATCTTGCCTATTACTTTTGGTGCTAGTTTTTTTACCAGCCCACCGCCGACAAAATTTTGTGGATTAGCTTTTATTTCTTTTACTGCATCACTGACTGTAAACTTGTTAGCCATGCCGCCTTGGTTATATGATTTGTAAAATTTGTGACCTCCGTATTGATCTATGTAATTATAATTTACATTACCAAAATTTTTTTCGTATCCAGGCAAAGCAAAAAAATCTGCTCCTCCAGTAAAGTCTTTTGCTTGTCCTGCAATAATTTGATCTGCATAATCAAGGTATTGGTTATACAAATTTAAGTCTTGATCTTTGTAATCAGCAAAAAATCTTGTTGTTTTATCACTGTACGGAGAAAATTGTCCTTTACCAGATAAGACACTAACAATAGGGCTAATATTTTTATTAGGGTTACCCCCATATGTATTTACGTAATTAGGATTTTGTGCACGGTTAAAAATAACATGTCCAACAGCTTGACCTCCTTGAAAATTTTTATCATCTTCAGCCATCATCATACGTGCCATTGCTTCTCTGTCATCCATTTGTCTTATTCTGCTAAATCTAAGATCTGGTTTTTGTTTTGGTTCTATTTTATTTGTGTCTTGATAATCACGCATACTTGTGCCTCCACGATAAAAACCGTGTATATTTCCACCTCTAAATTGTGATTCAAAATCCATTTCCATTCTTTCGTCTTTTAAATTTTTTAATCTTTTTTGTTCCTTAGCTATTTGCTTGGCTTTTTCTTTTGTGTTAAATATGTTACCAGATGGTGAAAAGGAATCAATAAAACTTTCGAATAGCTCTGTATAGTCACCGTCCTCAGGTAGTGAAGAAAAGTCTTTCATTTTTTCACTACCATCACCACGCATAA